GAATAATATAATTTTATTAATTCATACATACTATGTTTAATTTTTTGATTTTCAAAATACACATTACTGATTTTGAAATTTTCCAAAAACAACTTCCAAAAATTATAACGTTTCATGCTATTGAACATTAATGTGTTTGGTGAATGGTCTTTCAAAGTCATACTGAACAAATAAGGACTATACTTGTCATAATCTGTTGACACAAATATTTTGCCGTTCGTGGTAATCATTCCAAACACCGAATGTTTCTCCATTATAAATAATAGCAAAAGAAAATTTACTTGAACCGTGTTTTACGTTCAATAAAATTTTTATTTTTATCAAGGATTTTATTTTTCATTGCATATTGTTCGTAAAGAGTACCGTTTTGCAAGTTTACCGAATTAATGTGTTTTCACGGTCTTTACGAAATTGTTCATTATTCATATATTGAACTAAAATAAGATTATCTTTGAAAAGTTTTATATCATTACCAAACGGAAGTGACAAATCAAAGAATGAAAAAAGTGGAGAATATTCAATTCCGTTCGACTGCATTTCCTAAAATAAAAATTTTTACGTCATTTCTATTACGAATAATACTGTCTAAAATACCGCATAAGAATCATGCCTTCATTTGGTAAATAATAACGTTTATTTTTTTCAATAGGATATTCGTCAATTATAATAATTTTAACATTTTGATAAACAGATGATTTCAAGTCTTGTGCTTCCGTCATACGTTTAGCAAATCCAAATACTTCACCGTCACAATAAAATTTACGATTTTTTGCTTCAAGTGTATGTTCTTGAAATTCGTTTTTTATATCATCAAAAAAGTCTTTTTGACTTTTTGTTTTTTCAAATATTTCTTTTAGTTCATTATCATAACGTCTTAAATAAAGGAATTGTGAATGCTTTTTTGTAAATTGTTCAATTACAAATTTTTTTGCACCGTAACTTTTACCACAACCACGTTCGCCAATTAAAACATTGACGGGACAGTTATAAGATAAGATTCTATGATAATCATAGTAGTGCATAGCATTCACCTTCCTTTTAAAAATTGCAAAATTAGAAGTTTTGTTGCAACCAACCACGGCAAAATTTTACAGGAACGTTTTTCACGTTTGGTGACCCTATAAAAACTACAAACAAATTGAACTTGTAATTTCGCTATTTTTATTATAACACATAATTAAAGAATAATGCAAGTAAAAGTGAACATAATATTTATAAACTTTTTTTAAAAAAGTTTTAAAAAAAGTATTGACATTTTAATTTTCTTCATATATAATGAAGAAAATTAAGGAAGGGTGAAATACAAATGAAAATTTATTATTTAGAATTTGAAAATTCAGTAAAATTTTTTAGGAATGACACAAGCATTGAAATTGAAAAGTCAAAATTGCTTGAAATGTTTTTGAAAGCAGTTTATAAAAAATATGGAAAGAAGGTGAAATTTGAATGTCTAGTGTAGAAGAAATTGAAAAATGTCAAAAAAAAAATTGTTTTTATAAAAATTATTGTAAAATGATAATTCCTGACCCTTTTATATATACAATTGACGGCAAGGAAGTTGAAAAAGATGAATTCATTAATTATGTAATTTTTAAAATGAAAGAAGGTGAAGGAAATGTTTGAAGTAACATATAGTGCAGAAGGAATTATTCGTAAAATAATGATAAACGCAAGTGACAGTGTTCAGGCGCAAAGTATATTTACAAATATGTATGGTTCAGGTAAAGTTCAAATAATAAATATAAGGAGGGTTTAAAAATGGAAGATGAAATTCAGGACAAGTTAGAAGAAATTTATAATTTTAGAATTGACGTAAAATTTAAAGATTTTAGGCAATATGAAATATATGGTCGAATTGATAATGAAAAAGCATTTTGTATTCCAATTTTATATGATGCAAGAAGTACAATTGAAGCAAACATTACGAATATAAAAAATAGAATTGACGCAGAAATAGTTGAATTATTTAGAAGAAAGGAAAAATAAAAAATGGTAAAATTAGAAATAACAATAAAAGAAATTGATTCATTAGATTATAAAGATATTACTGCAATAGGAACAGAAATTTCAATTCAAGAAATGGGAAGAAAAGCAACAAATTATGAAAAAGAAGTTTCTAATATTTTGAAAAAACGTTTAAAAGTTGATGAAAAATTACAAATTGAAAGTAACAAGGAAGAATTAAAAGAACAACTTGAAAAATTATTAAAAAGTTTATAATAATTAATTTTATAAAGGTTATTGCTAAACCAAAAAGCAAGATTAATATAAGCAAAAGCACCTATGCGAAAATAGGAGAAAGAAGGTTTCATTATGGAAAACGAAGAATTAAAAAATGAAGTTTTAGAAGGAAAGGAAGAAACAGGACTTGCAACAGTTCAAGATTTTGGTGCATTAAGTAAATCTATAAGCACAAAAGCAGAAATGTTTACAAATATAACAGACCAAAAGAAAATATTTAATTTAGATTCACATGTTGATAATTTATTAAATGACTGTGAAGGCGAACTTATAAGAGTAAAAGAAGTACTAATTAAAAGATACAAAAAACCTATGAAAGAACCTGTAATTGATGAAGAAACAGGCGAAATTCTAAAAGATACAGAAACAACAATGGCATGTATAATAATTGATGATAATAACAAAAGTTATGCAACAGGTTCAAAGGTTTTTACAATTCAAATGATGAGATATCTTCAAATGTTTGGAATAAATGAAGAAGGTTTTGAAATTAAAATTGTAAAGAATAAAACAGAAAAAGGCAACAAATCATTAGGTTTTGAACTTGTGTAGAAATACACAAGTTCTTGTCATAATAAGGAAAGAAGGTGACATAATATTGTGAAAACAACAGTAAAAGGAATTTGCTTAAATTTAAATGAAAGTGAATATTATTTCAAATACAAAGGTTTAATATTTTATTTTTCAAGTGAATTTTATAAAAAGAAATTTGCAGATGAAATTTCAAGTTTTATTGAAACAGAAACGTTTAAATTACAAGTCAAATATAATTTAAATATAAATTTTGATATTTTGTTTATGCTTTCATTATATAAGAAAATTGAAAAACGTGGGTTTAGGGTTTATGATGAAGAAAACAAAAAAGAAATTACACCTTCGTGTGGTTTAATTACGAATATTTTAATGTATTAAAAAGGAAGGTGAAGAAAATGGCAGATTCACAAATTAATTGGCGACAGGGTGATTTTATACGTTTAGGACAAGCAGTTGCAAGATTTAACAAAAAAATAAATGAATTACAAACAGAAGAAAACAAACTTTATTTGCCTGAAACAATTAGTTATACAGAAGCAAAAGAAAATATTACAACAAGAAGGGAACTAAACAGACTTATAAATTCTTTACGTAGATTTCAAAGGGAAGGTGCAGAAGATTTATACACAACACAAAGTGGTGAAGAAATAACAAAATGGGAACGTAGGGAACTTGGAATTCAAAGTAGAATTGCACAGACACGTTTAAGAAATGAACTTAAAAAATTAAATGAACCAATGGAAAGTGGTTTTTCACGTGCGCAAATGGGTTCAATGCGTGTCGCAGAAATAAATGCACAAATAAAAAATTTAAAAAATATTGAAGGCGCAGTTGGTTATGAATTTAACCGTTTACGTGAAAGACTTTCACGAATGGGCACAAGTGACTATACAATGAAAAAAGCAATTGTTTTTCGTGAAAATTATCTAAAAGAAATGGAAAAATATTCACATTTTGATAATTACGAAAAACTTATGAAAAAATTAAGGTCATTCACAAATCCTGTTTCATTCTTTAATTTTGTATCACAAAATGAATTAACACGGTGATTTAACATACCAAAGTGATGAAACTTATACGCAACAAGCATTCAATTCATTTGTTCAAGATTTTGGAATTGAAATTGAAGAAGATAGCATGACGCAATAAAAGGGGTGAAAATATATGTGAAAAAGTTCACTGCAGATTTTGAAACGGCAGTGTGGAAAGATAACGAAACGTGGGTTTGGGCATGGGCAGTTTGTGAAATAGGAAATGAAGAAAATCTGCAAATTGGAAATAATATTGACGATTTTATAGAGTTCTGCAGAAAAGAAAAGAACAGTTCATTTTATTTTCATAACTTAAAATTTGATGGTGAATTTATAATTTATTGGGCGCTAACACACGGATTTTCACACGTGACCGAAAATGAAGATATAAAAGAAAATACATTTACAACATTAATAAGTGATATGGGTCAATTTTATACCATAACATTATATTTTGAAAAGAAAAATAAAAAAGTTCACAAAGTAACATTTTTTGATTCTTTAAAGATTATTCCTTTTTCAGTTGACGCAATTGCAAAAAGTTTTAATTTAGAAATAAGTAAATTAAAAATAGATTATAAAAAAGAACGACCAAAAGGTCATGAACTAACACTTGAAGAAAGGGAATATATAAAAAATGACGTTTTAATTGTAGCAAAAGCACTTAAAGTTTTATTTGATGAAGATTTAAAGAAAATGACACAAGGAAGTAATGCACTAAACGATTTTAAACAAATACTTTCAAAGTCAAAATTTTTGCATTATTTTCCACAACTTGATTATGAAGTTGACAAAGATTTGCGAAAAGCATATAAAGGTGGGTTCACTTATCTTAATCCAATTTATAAGGAAAAAGACGTGCGGACGTGGTTCAGTTCTTGACGTCAATAGTCTATACCCGTCTGTTATGTATGAAAAAGAACTTCCATTTGGTGAACCAATATTTTTTCAAGGTGAATATAAACAAGACAAAGTTTATTCTTTATATATTCAAATGATAACATGTAGTTTTAAATTAAAGAAAAATAAAATTCCAACAATACAAATAAAAAACAACCGCTCATTTTTCAAGGCAAATGAATATTTGGAAAATTCACAAAATGAAATTGTTTGTTTAGTTTTAACAAATGTTGATTTAAAATTATTTTTTGAACAATATGACGTTTACGATTTAGAATATGTATGTGGTTGGAAGTTTAAAGCAATTCAAGGAATTTTCAAAAATTATATTGACAAATGGATTACAAGAAAAAATGAAGCAACTATTTCAGGGAATAAAGGACAAAGAACCCTTGCAAAATTAATGTTAAACGCATTATATGGAAAATTTGCAACAAGTCTTGACGTACAAAGTAAAATTCCATGTCTTGGTGAAGATGAAATTATTCATTATTCACTTTCACCAAAGGAGCAAAAAGACGGTATTTATTTACCAATTGGCGCTTTTATTACTGCATACGCAAGAGAAAAAACAATTAAAACAAGTCAAGCAATTAAAGATTATTCAATTGAAAAATATGGAAAAGATTTATATATTTATAGTGACACAGATTCAATTCATTCTTTACTTCCTATTGAAGAATTAAAACTATTTTGTGATATTGACTCCGTTCGTCTTGGTGCATGGAAACATGAAGGTGATTTTAGAAAAGCACGTTTTGTTCGTCAAAAATGTTATTTAGAAGAAATAGACGGTGAAATAAATATTACATGTGCAGGAATGCCTAAAAGTTGTTATGATTTTGTAAAATGGGAAGAATTTAAAACTGGATTTTCATGTGGTGGCAAATTAACATTTAAGCATGTAAAAGGTGGTGTAATTTTAGTTGAAACAGAATTTACCATAAAAGAAGAAAAGACAATTCATAATATTGTAAACTTTAAAAAATAATGCTATAATGAAATTACAAAAATATGTTTATAATATATTATGAAGGGAGAAATGAAAAATGGAAAATTTTTTATCTTTATTAAATAATGACGGAATGAGGGTTTTAATTGCTGTAATTGTGTTGGATTTAATTTTAGGGATTTTACGTGCAATACGTGAAAAAAGTATAAATTCATGTATTGGAATTGACGGAATGATAAGAAAAGTAGGAATGCTTATTGTTATTGTATTTTTAACAATAATTGACGCAATTATTCATTTAGATTTAATTGGATTTATTCCTGAAACAATAAAGGAAACACTTAATTTTGGACAAGTTGGAATTTCAAGTTTATTCAATATTCTATTTGTAATATTTGAAATACTTTCAATATTTAAAAATATGATATTGTGTAAACTTCCAATTCCTAAAAAATTACAAGTATATCTTGAAAATATAATGAAAGAATTTACAGGAGAAATAAAAGAAAAAGAAGGTGAAAAATAATGAAAGGTATAGACATAAGCACATACCAACGAAATGTAAATTATTCAAAATTAAAAGAACATGGAATTGAATTTGCAATTATTCGTTTAGGTTATGGAAAAAATATTTCACAAAAAGATGAAATGTTTGAAACGCATTTTGAAGGATTAAAAAATGCAGGTATAAAAGTGGGTGCTTACCTTTATAGTTATGCGTATGTAAAAGAAGGCGCAAAACTTGAAGCAGAAAACACTCTTGAAATTATAAAAGGAAAACAATTTGAGTTACCAATATTTTATGATATGGAAGAAAATAAACAAGCACTTCTTGGAAAAGAAGTTTTGACAGAAATGGCAAATGAATGGTGTAGAATAATAAAAAATGCAGGTTACAAAGCAGGGGTTTATGCAAATTTGAATTGGTTCAAAAATTATTTAAACCCTTATGAAATAGCAAGTGAATTCAATTTTATATGGTTAGCATTATGGAACAATGACGAAAATCCAAATGTTGAATTTCCTGTTGCTTTTTGGCAATACACAAGTAATGGTCATCTTGACGGAATAGAAGGAAGGGTTGATTTAGATAAATGTTATGTGGAAAGTTTTGAACAACCTGTGGAAAATAAAAAATCAAATGAAGAAATTGCAACAGAAGTAATTCATGACTTATGGGGAAATGGACAGGAACGAAAAGATAAACTTACAAAGAATGGTTATAATTATAATGAAATTCAAAAAATTGTAAATGAAAGGTTGAAATAAAAAATGGCAGATAATATTGTTCGTCATATTGCACCATTTATTAATGATAGATTTTTAATTACTTCACCATGGTGGAATGAAAGAATTAATCCAATAACAGGTGAAACACAAATTCACAGAGGTTTAGATATTGCAACAAGTGGTTCAAAACCTGTTTATTCAATACTTGACGGTATTGTTCATAGTTTAGGTTATGACAATTCACGTGGTAATTGGATTATAATAAAAGATGACAATTCTTCATCATCATCTTATGGTTATGCTACAATGTATGAACATTTAGCAAATGTTCCTGACGTTTCACAAGGTGACAGAGTTGTAAAAGGTCAAAAAGTAGGAGATGAAGGAACAACGGGAAGTTCTACGGGTATTCATTTACATGTTGAAATGCAAGATTTAAATAGGTGGGGAAATGTTTGGCATTGGTCTTATGTTCAAAGTGACTATTTGAATCCATGTGAATATATGGGAATAGACAATATTGATGATACATGGTGGATTTATGACGGTGTACCAATTGAACCCACAAAAAATAAAAATAAATGGGTTAAATATTTGTCAATTAAAAAACGAATAATTTATTAATAGAAAGGAGAAAATAAAAAATGCTAGAAAAAGAATTTGAAAAAATTACAAAGTCAATTCAAGATAAACTTGGAAAAGAAAACACAAGTTTAATTGCAGATGACCTTGGAAAATTAATTACAGATAACGCAACTATGAACAAAGATATAAAACAACGTGACGAAAGAATTTCAAAATTAGAACATGACAAGGAAGCATTAATTACTTCAAACGGAAATTTATTACAACAAGTAGCAATGGGTGATGAAGGTGGTCTTATAAATAAAAATGTACCAAAAGAAGATGAACCACCAAAACCATTTGATTATAGAAGTGTATTTGATGAAAAAGGAAATTTCAAAAGATAAGTTGACAAAAATTTGTTTTTGTTATAAAATTTTATTATAAAATTAGTGTTTCGTATAGAAACAAAGAAAGGAGAATTTAAAAATGGCAATTCCAGAAGGTTTAAGGACATCCCTTAATTCAATAAGGGAAACAAGTATTCAGAACAATACACTTTATCATAGATATGTGCCTGAAATTCTTCCTACAAGTGACATAGGAAGTTTTGCAAGTCCAATTCTTGATAATCCAAATGTTATGAATGAATTCATGAACGTTTTAGTTCAAAGAATAGTTTATACACAAGTTGATATAAAACTATTCAATAACCCTTTAAGAGTTCTTGAAGGTGATAGGATTCCTTTAGGGTCTATTGGTCAAGAAATATTTATTAATCCTGCAAGGGGTAGAAGATTTAATGTTGATGATTTTGCAGGTTTACTTGCAAAATATGAAGCAGACATTAAGGTTCAATATCATCATTTAAATAGTGACCTTCAATATTGTGTAACAATAACAAGGGCAAAATTAAAAGACGCATTTGTGTCTTGGTCTACGTTAGAAAACTTTATTGACGGATTAACACAAAGTTTATACAATGGTGCATATATTGACCAATATAACATGACAAAAGGACTTGTTTCAAGTGCATATGCTTCAAATCAAGTTCGTGTTGAAGTTATATCTAATCCAAATACAGAAGCACTTGCAAAAGAATTTATTACAAAAGCAAGAACAATGTTTTTAAATATGCAAACACCTACACCAAACTTTAACGCATGGCGTCAAGTTGGCGGATATGGACGTGACATATTAACATGGTCAAATCCTGAAGATATTGTTTTCTTGGTTCGTAATGATATAGGTGCATATTTAGACGTAAACGTTTTAGCACAAACATTTAATATTGATAGAAGCGTGCTTTTAGGAAATATTATATATCTAAATGACTTTAACGAATACGATAATGAAGGAACACTTATATTTGACGGTTCAAATATAATTGGAATGATAGCAGATAAATCTTGGTTTAGAATAAAAGAACAGGAAACAACAATGGACGAATTCTATAATGCAAATAATAGAACATGGCAATATTATTTAAATGTTGTTAGAATGTATAGTTATTCATTATTTGCAAATGCCGTTGTTTTTGCTACTGCACTTCCTTCTGTTCCTGTTACTGAAATGAGTTTTGAAGAAACTGCACCAAAAGTTACAGTTGGAAACAAAATATTATTGAAGTTAGCAACTACACCTGCGCAAACAACTAGTAAAATAAATTTTACTTCCGGAACAACTGCAAATGCTACTGTTAGAAAAGTAGATAATAAAACAGTTGAAGTTACAGGAGTAAAAGCAGGAACTTCTGTTATAACTGCAACAAGTGGAAATGTAACAGGTACTGTTACAGTTACAGTTGAAGGAGAAAAATAAAATAATCACCCTTAGAAGGGGAAGGAATGAAAAAACTTCCTTCCCTTATTTTTATAGAAAGGAGAAAATATAAATGGCAATTTCACCACAAACTGATATCCGTTTAATAAAATGCCCCTTAACATTAAGTAATAAAAACCAAATTACATTTTCAAATTTACAAGCACAAGAACAATATTTTTTATCACTTCCATATACAGAAGATACAAATGCAAGTTATCAACGAAAAGATAATGTAATTCGTTTTAATAGACATATTGATAGTATAATAACTTATGATTATTGTATGTATAAAAATGAAAATTATAGCAATAAATGGTTTTATGCCTTTATTACAGGAATGCGTTATATTAATGATAATTTAACAGAAATTACAATTACAACGGACGTTTTTCAAACATGGCAATTTGATTTAATTTATAAACAAAGTTTTGTAGAACGTGAAATTATTCCTGTAATTGATGACTTGCCACGGAAATAATTTAATTCCAGAAGGTTTAGAACTTGGAGAACTAAAAATTAATGGAACGGCAAATTTTGATGAATTACTTCCCGTTGCAATTATTGCTTATACTAGAAATCCAAAAGATGACGGACTTACACAAGAAACACCAATTGCGCAAGGGGTAATTGCGAACGGAATTCCAAACGGAATGTTTTTTTGGATTGTATCATTTGAATCCTTACAAGGGGCATTATCATCTATTAATAGTAAAGGTTTTGGAAATGCTATAATGACGGTCTTTACTGTTCCTGCTTTTTCATTAGTAGGTTTTAATAATTGGAGTTTAGCTGATATTTTAGACGGTGTTTCATGGTGGTTTGTTAGTGATTTCAAAGCACAACCACAAACAAAAACTTTAGTTTCAACACCTGAAAATTTAGACGGTTACACACCACGAAACCAAAAATTAAGAAGTTACCCTTATATGTATTTAGGATTTAATCCTCCAAATGGAAGTTCAAATATATATAGATATGAAGATTTTGAAAGTGGTACACCTATTTTTAAAATGTATAGTGAAATTAATCAAAATCCACTTGTTTGTTTTATTCCACAAAATTATAGGGGAAATACAACAAATACGCAAGATATGGCAACAATGCAAGGTTACCCTGCACTTGGTTGGATTAGTGATACTTTTAACACATGGCTTGCACAAAATAGTGAAATAATCTCTTTACAAAGTAAACAAGAAGCATATAACTATGAAATTGACGCATTAAAAGGTGGCATGGGAATGTTAGGAGATATGGGAAGTATGCTTTCAGGAAATCCTTCTTCAATGGTAGGTGGTTTTACAGGTTATATTGATAAAGGCATTGAACTTATGCGTTTAGATAAAAACCATGAATTTTATGTAAAAAATCAAATGGCACAAGTAGAAAAACAAAGTTTATTACCAAATAATGCACAAAATTCAGGAAGTAATGCGACATTGCTAGGTTATGAATTAATGGATAATAATATTTTTACACGTTATACAATAAAAAGAGAATTTGCAGAACGTATTGATAAATATTTTGATATGTACGGTTATACAATTAATGAATTAAAAAACATTAATATTAATTCACGTCCAAATTGGAACTATATAAAAACACAAGGTGCAAATATTCTTGGAAATATTCCGCAATATGACTTACAAACAATTAAAGAAATGTTTGACAACGGAATTACTTTTTGGCATAATCCTGATACATTTCTTGATTATTCACAAAATAATAGATAAAGAAGGGAGAAAATAAAAATGGGAAAACGTAAAAATTTTATGCGTCACAATTATCAATTTGTTGATAATTTACTTGTAAATGACGCAACATTTATTGATTATTTAGAAAGATTCAAAAAAGTTGCACTTTCTGTTTTTGAATGGGTGAATCTTCCAAAATCAATGAACGCAATGTGGCTTGAAAAATGTTTGTATTATCACGGACAGGCAAGTTTATTAAAAGACAAAACTTACGGTTTTATTAATACAAATTGCTGTTCAAATGGAAAATTAAATATTTATGGCTTACCCGTAAATTTTAATTGTTATTCATTTGAATATTCTTCAAATAGAAAACTTTATACTGGTTTAATTGAAGGACTTACAGACGCACAAAAAGAACAACGTGAATTTTACGAATGTATTCTTGTGCAAAATAACTGGGATAGAACACCAACTGCAGGTTCAATGGAACTTTTTGCATTACGTTTATATGAAGCTGAAAGAACCTCTGACGTAAACATAAAAGCACAAAAAACACCCGTTCTTTTATTGGTAGATGAAACGCAACGTTTAACAATGGAAAATATGTATTCACAATATGACGGAAATAAACCTTTTATTTTTGGAGATAAGAAAAACTTAAATCCTGAAAGTCTACGTTCAATTAAAACGGACGCACCATTTATTGCAGATAAAATTATTGATTACAAAAAGGAAATTTGGAATGAAGCATTGACCTTTTTAGGAATTAATAATATAATGGTTGATAAGAAGGAACGTTTAATTACTGATGAAGCAAATTCAAACAACGAACTTATAAACTTAAATTTACAAAGTTATCTTGCACCACGTCAAGAAGCTTGTAGGCAATTTAATGAAAAATTTGGATTTACAGGCACAGACAAGGAAATTTCAGTTCGTGTTAGAAGTGATTTACACAATATTATAAAAAATGCACAAAGTATTGTAAACGATTATAAAAAACTTGATGAAATAGACGAACAAATTGACACGGAAGGTGGTGTTCAATAATGGCAAAATATACAATTGAATTAAGACGTGTTTGCGAAATATATGGCCGACAAGAAGTTGAAAATTGGATCAAAGAATATAATATTTCAAATTATTTAACACCTTCACAAATTGAACAAATTGAAAAATTTGGTGTGTGGTCAAAAGACCGTTTAGCAGAAAAAATTGTTGACCATTATTATATGCGTGAAATAGGTTTTGAAACACCTGCATTATTTAAGCATTACGCAAAAGTTACTATGCAAGAAATCATGGAAAGACAATTTCCAAAAATATATTCTAATTTTTTAGAATATGACCCTTTAAGTAACGTTGATTTTACAGAAACATATACAAGAGAAATTGAAGGTTCAAGTGAAGGAAAATCAAATTCCACTTCACAAAATAATGCAAGTGGTTTAAATATAAATAACGATACACCACAAACAAGAATCACAAAACAAGATTTAAGTTCAGGCGCTTATGCGTCACAAGTAAATCAAAGTGATACTTCAAGCAATATTCAAGATGAAACAAATGCAGAAAGTTCTTCAAATACAATAGAAAAATTTACACGTCATGAAGAAGGTGACAATGGTGTTATTATAACAAACCAACGTTTAGTAAAAGAATTTAGAGAAATAATAGTTGCTATTGATGAAGAAATTATAAATGAACTTTCAAAATTGTTTATGGGTATTTATTAGAAAGGAGATTTTTATATTATGGAAAATTTAAATGAATTAAAACCAGTTGGAAAACTTTCACCTTTTACTAGATTTTGTTGCACAATTGGAAATCTTCCAACAAGTTACATGATAAGTTTAACTTATGAAGAACAACTTCTTTGGTTATGCAATTATTTAGAAAAAACTGTTATTCCTACAGTAAATACAAATGCAGAAGCAGTTGCCGAAATTCAAAATTTATATATTGAATTAAAAAATTATGTAGACAATTATTTTGAAGATTTAAATATTCAAGAAGAAATCAATAATAAATTAGATGAAATGGCAGAAAGTGGAGAACTTGCAGAAATAATTAGTGAATATTTACAATTGTCAGGAATTTTTACTTTCAATAATATGAACGAATTATTAAATGCAGAAAATTTAATAAATAATTCAAAAGCTTTAGTCTTTGGAAAAGAAAACTTTGATGACGCAGGTTTCAAAACTTTTATAATTAAAGATGAAACAACTCTTGAAGTTGATAATAAAAATGTTTTTCAATTAAATAGTGAAAAATATGCTATACTTGTAAATAAATCAATTTTTAAAAATAATGTTACTTATGAAAGATTTCGTTTTGATGACACAAATTGTTTTATTGTAAATATTTCAAAAAATGATAATTACGGAAATAAAAATATTCTAAAAATTGGAATTGCAAATGACCATAAGGGTTTAGAAAGGTTTGAAAGTACAACAAACTTTGCAAAAAGACATAATGCTACACTTTGTACAAATGCTGGAATATTTAATGGTGTAGAACCTTTTCAAATTTGGGGTGCATGTATAATTGACGGTGAAATTGTTATAAACAACCCTGTTCCTGAAAATGACCCTGGACTTAATTATTTAACAATTGATGAAAATGGTCATTTTGGTTATGAAACTTTCGAAACAACTGCTGAAGAAATGATACAAAAGGGTGTAAAAAACGCAGTTGCAGGATTTTTCCCTATTATTGTTGACGGTGAAGCAGTTTCACATGAATATCAATGGGTAGACGGAAAAGCACCACGTCAAATTGTTTGTGAAAACACAGATGGAAGTCAATTTATATTTGCTTGTGAAGGTAGACTATTAAATAATGAAGGTTTATTATTTGAAGATATACAAAACTATTTATTTGAAAATTACCCTGATATTAAATTTGCAATGGCAATGGACGGCGGTGGCTCTTTATCTGTTAATGTTTATAAACAAAAATTAAATGTAAGCCTTGACAACGGAATGAGAACAGATAGACCCGTACCATACTTTTTATATTTAGCAAACGAAAACGCTACAAATACAGAACAAAACGACTTAAATAAAATATTAGATGTTATGAGCGAACAGATATACAATTTACAAACACAAATAAATAGACTTAATACTTTAAATACAGATAGTATTAATATGGTTTCTGGCTCAAGATATCCTATTATTAAAATTTATGGAAATGGTAGTTTAGAAAATGTACAAAACCAAATCAGTTTTGAACCGAACGCCGTTTCAATGCAAGCAGTTGATTTAAACGGTGAAAATTTAGACAATGTATTCATAGCTACAAAATACGGAATTTATAGTGTTGACGGACTTTTGGGAATGTTTCAAGCTGAACTTCCTTATATTGCAGACTGTAACGACACATCATTAAAATCGGGTATTTATATAACTACTTCCGAAACACTTAATTGTCCTTCACCATGGTCACCTATGCTTTATATAAAATTCAAATCAAATGAAACAACAACTCAAATTATCGAAATTTTCTTTAATACTTCAAACTATAACGCTAGTTTGATGAGAAGATATAACGGAAATTCTTGGGGCAATGTCTATGTGTCAACGGGAGCTATGTCAACGGGTGATAGAAACGCAACTACTCAATTACGCGTTTTAGGAAATATGGTTTTTGATACTACACTTAATAAACCAGTTTGGTATAAC